AGGAGCGCCTGTAGCGGCCATCATTTCTGGGGGCATGGCTTGTTCTGGCATAGTGGGAATCTGTGCAGGCAGTCCTGCAATTCCCTGTGGAGTAGAGGCTTCGGCAACAATCTGTTCTGAGACCGTTTGCTCTGGTTGCGTTTCTTGAGCCGCAAACCGATTACGCATTTCTTTTCTGCGTTGAATTTCTGATACGACAAGGAACTGAGGAAGCTGGCCCGAAGGTGCTTGCGCTTCCTGCAACAACACCTCATCGGGTGCGCCTTTAATAATATTTTCCTGCTCAAGAATGTTCATAAATATCCTCTATTGTGTCAGGATTGTGTCAGGCCACGGTACAAGCCGACACCAGCAATACCGCTTCCTAGTAGCCGGTCTACTGAGCTTGGCCCACCGTAGGTAGCCGTAGTCGATCCAGCTTGTATAGGCAACCCTCTAAGCATGTTGTTCAGCATAGCAAGCTGCTCTCTCGGATAGGCTTGTTGACGCAAAAAGTCCTCATAACCCATCGTGAGACCTTGTTGACCGAGCATTCTTTGCATCTCACCAGCCGCCTGCATGTTCTGCAATCGCTCATAAGCCTGACGTTGTGATTGATCTCCCAAACCACCCAGCAACTGCGAGGCTTGCAATCTTTGCGCCTCAGTAGCACGATCTTCTCCAAGACCCGCCAAGCCAAGTCTTGCTTGAGTTTGTCTTGCCCTGTCTTCAATCTCTTGGGCGCTCATTCCCATTTGCGCGGCTTGTAATCTTGCCGCTCGATCTGCCTCAAACGCTTGTTGTGCCTGACCAAATGCCCTCTGGGAACCTCTGGCCTGTATGTCCCCTAACTGTTGACCAAGGTTGCGCTCACGCTCGGCCTGCATAATGGCTTCTCTGTAGCCACCCATACCACCCGTCTGTGCCGCCTGCTGACCAATCTGGCTTCCCATGATGTCTGATTGTCTCGATGCTTCGCGCTTTTCAATGTCCGTTACCATCTGCTGGTACGGGTCCATGTAACGTTGGAGTGTCTCTGGATCAGCGACAGTGCCTGGTGCAAATCCAGTCTCTATATCTGGAGCCATGTACTGAGAAGCGACATCGTACCCTCTCCCCATTGGCTGATAACCAACTCCTGCGGCAATATCACTGGCCTGCCGAAACTGGAGAGGCGCACCGGATTGAGCCATCTGAGACATGCCCTGCATGGCCGCCTGTTCTTCACCTGTAAAATCCATTAAACGCGAACCAGCATAGGTTTCATAAGGGCGCATGGTCTCGTACATAGTACGCTCCATCGCCTGACGAAAATAAGGTTCAGCATACTCAGGAAGGTTGCTGGTCGTTGTTGTCATTTCTGTGGCTGGCATACGGCCACTTCCACCTTTGCTCATTTTTCAACCTCTACATTTTTCTCATAAGTGGTATATGACCGGACAAATCCATCCTGCTCCAGCCATTTCCAAAATCCATGTCTTGCCGTTCCTTCAATTCCATCACATTGATTGTCTTTAGCCCATGAATTAAAACGATCAAGCATGTCCCATACCCAGCTATTAAAATTAGCGCCGCCAAGATACTGCATTGCCAGCATTTTCTTTCTGGGATAGAACACAAACTCCGTAGTCCCTACCCCTTCAATAACCCCAGCTTCATTAAATGCAACCCATAAATGTTGCTCTAAATTTCTGATTGACTCATACAAAGACTGCATATCCCACCTTCCGCGAGACCTCGCAATCGCAGGAGCCAGCAATTCTTCCACATCGTCCCAAAGGGTCTGAATATAGTTTGGCGGTATCAGTGCGATTGTGTGAGTCACCTCTCTTGGAGCATTCTGAGATTTGACCCTCGGCTCACGCGAAATATCCTTTATCACAGGCTCTTCAATAGCAATTTCACTCATGCTGGCATTGCTCCTCTTGGGTCAATGGCAGGTGGTTGCTCTGTCATCCCTGTTCTAGCTTGCCTAATATCAGCTAACATTCTGTCAAGCTCTCCGGCTCCCGCATCACTGCTACCATTGCCTATTCCAGAAACCACATCGGCTGGAACAATGTACTCGCCGGGCGAAACAGCTACCTGCTGTTGATCTCCGATCATCCCCATGATTTCATCGCTCATTCCATCGCCCTGACCCTCGACCATACCCTCTGTCTGAGCATTCGGTACAACCGCGGTTAAAACCTGATCCCTGAATTGTTGGAATACCTCTGGGCCAAACCGCTCAATGAAGGCTTGAATAATCGCATCAGCCTCTTCTGGTGAAACCTGACCTAAAATAGCCATCGCTGCTTGTTCCAGAAGTTGTTGTGTTTCTGGATCAATATTAGCCATAGGGTCTGCCATTGCAGGGTCTACAGCCGCTATACCTTCCTGCATTGGATCAGCCTGCATCATTGCAAGGTCTTCTAATGCGGGGTCTATAGGCATTTCAGGAACCTGCCCCATATCCTGCATTTTGACTAAACCGCCTTTGTTGAAAGGATTGATGCCCCTGAACTCTCTTAAATCAGTCATGAAATCGTAAGGGCTGTCATAATCGCCTCGTCTTGGCCTGTCTGCCAATATGCGTTGTAATTTTTCATTACTAACTGGTGGCTGTTCTACTGGAGGTGGTGGCAGAGGCACAGGTGGTCGCATTACTTGTGGTGGTGGCTCAGTCGGCCTACCGACAACTGGCGGAGGCATTAGCGGAGAAGCCTGCCCCATTGCATCAAGTTCAGCTTGCAATTGATCCGCTCTGGCTTGTTCTTCTGCGTTTGGGCCTCTAGTTCCTTTCGTCAACATATCTATTTGATATTGTAGTTGCTCCGCTCTTGATGTTGGGCTTGCAGGTGGAGGCATCGGCTTTGTCAATTGTGAAGGCATTACCGGAGGTGGTGGTACTGGTGCGATTTCCTGTGGAGGTAATGCTGGCGTATCCATTACCGATGAAGGCGGCGGGATAGGAACAACAGGAGAGGTTGCTTCATAAGGCATAACAGGCTGGTCTATCTTTGCGGATGGCATTCTATCTCTAAACCATTCCTGTTGTGCCTGCTGATATTCTATATGCCCCCCTTCATCAGAAGGCCCGAAATCACTACGCTTGGGATAATCTGAATAATCCAAGCCCTGAAGTGCGGCAATGCCTTGATTAGTATCATAATTCTGACCCATAGTCGGGACACCCTCTATCCCTGATCCGACAGTGCCACCAAGAAATCGGGAATACGTTCCGTCTGGCGAAGCATAGCCTGGCATACCATATAATGTAGCAGAGTCAGCAGTCCCTGCTCCTGCAACAGGAGCCTCTGCTTCGGCTAATTCTTGAGCTAATTGCGCGTCTGTCGGAAGAACAGGTGCGTTAGGATTTCGAGGATCAAACACTTCAGGAAAAGGATCATTGCCAAATCTATCTGGAGTTCTGAAATATTGAAGCTCAGGGTCGAATCCCGCCCTATATCCTGAAGCAGCCAATGCCTGCATCTGTGGAGCCGATATAGCTTGCGTTCCTCTTAATCCGCTTTGCGCCTCCGATGCCCTCGGCTGAAGACTATATCCCTGATAACCTGCTAGGTCGCGCAGTGTAGGAATAGCCCCTCCAACTTGCATCCTGACAGGTTCTCCCATTAAACGAGCAAGCCCATTTTTCTTATCCGCATATTGAGCAGGGTTTAGGGAAACCAATCCCCCACCCGCTGCCATCATTTGGTTAGGAGCAAATCTTGGGTCTCTGGGGGCGATCCCCTGTGCAGGAAATCCGTAATCATAAATTCGTTGTCGCATGGCATTGTCAATTCCTTGCTCTGCCAGCCTCAAGTCGTCATCTGATTCTTCATCGATAAGACTTGAATCCAAGTCCTTTCTGACATACTCACTAGCACCTATGGCGAAAGGTAAAGCGGTTCTCGGATTCATAAATTCTGCGCCAGCCGCAGCAAACGGATTTGTTGTGCCTGCCGCTACCTCTGGGAGAGTCTGTGACTGTTGCATAAGATCAATAAGACCTTCTTGGCCTCCAAATGGTCCTAATGCCCCAATTTGCTCTGTAGTTAGAGGTCCTAGTGTGCCCGCATCTCCTGCAAGTTGTAAGACTTCACCTCCCGCTGCATCTGTTGCTATCTGAAGTTTTCCTGGATCAATTCCTGCTGTCTCAAGCCCCGCAAGCTGTCCCTGAATACCAGCCTGCTTGCCAGCACCTAAAATCTTGCTTCCGGCAAAGCTCATTAACCCCGCTGCCAATCCTTTGCCTAAATCCTTTTCAACGGCCGCTGTCAGCACACCAGAACCAAGCGCACTCGCCAAGGCCGCGTTTCCAAGAGTGTTTGCAAGTAGGGCTTTACCCAAAAAACCACCAAGCAACGGGGCAAGAAAAGCAAACGCCTCTGGTTGTCCGGTAACTGGATTGAGGGGTAACTGACCGTTAGGCATTAACGAAGCAATACCCTGAACCTCAATCGGATTCATGTGTACCAGCATGGAGTCGCCATAACGACCATGTTGCGCTAAGTTTTCAGCCATTCCCTGTAAAGGAGCTACATTATTCATAATCTCATCCTACTTGGTTTCTACTCCAAATAAAGTAAATGTCATATCTACTGCACTGGCATAGGTTTTAACAACGTCTTTCTGTCCCAAACAAATGCCAATAACCGCAGTAAATGTCGTGTTTGCTGCAACAGAGGTGTCATAGTAAAGAAACTGCTTATCATCATCACCCGCTCCTGCAACATTGATGCGTAACCTGAAGGTGATGGCAGAACCTGTTCTATTGCAAGCCGCAAATGAACTAACAGTGGTCTGCGTAAGGTCTGGGACGGTATAGAGCGTTTCTTGCGTTGTAGCCGCACAATCCAACTGACCAAGTACCTTGATGATGTCACTCACGATCCCCCCGCACCCATTAACAGGAACTGAAATCTACGCATTGCCAAAGAACCATCCTTGTCTCCTTGGGTCTTTGCTAACACAACGTCATTCTTCACCTCTTGAAGCGATTGTTCAATAGTTAATCGCGTTGTTGCTTCATTGTTTTCCTCGTATTCTTGAGGGGCTGTTGGCAATGGAATAACTCTGCTTTGTGCCATTACCTTCTCCCATCCGGTCTCATGTCAAAACGCAAATCACCTAACCGCCAGCCATAACCACTCTCACTGCTCTCGATACGGAAAGCCGAGGAACGTGTTCTTGCCCTTAAAAATGCTTGTTTTGTTGAGGAAGTTACTGTTGATGTCGATAAAGTGGCGGAATCTCCCAGAGGGAAATCCTTTCCTTTGACAATAACGCTCATAGAGGCGTTTCCTGTATCTCCCTTAAATGTGAAGTCAGGAATCAACTTACTCAAAAGCATATAGCGTTCCCCATCGCCCATTTCTACATCCCCTGATTCAATATAGGCGGTCATTGCTGACCCGTCATCGTCATGTCCACGCTCTTGGATGTAGAGATAGTTGTTGTCGGAACTGGTAATTACAGAAGTCGCAACTGGATAATTTTTGCTGTTTGCCTCAATCCATGCGCCTCTCGTCATTGTACCAATAGTCCAAAGCTGTTCCAGATAGTTATAAGTCACATAATTAGTATTATCTGTTTCGCCAGAGCCTATGGGGTAAAACCATGTAACCTCATTATGGTCGGCATTAGTTGTAGCGAAAACCTTGTATGACTGATCTATGTTGATATTAGACATTACATGGTCAAGTACAGAGCAGGGGATTCTTTGCACTCCACCGTTATAAATATAAAAGCCACCACGATCCATGAAGTAAACGGCCCCGCCTGCGTTTACCGCAGCTTTGGGAGAAATCATAGAAAGCCCTTCGTTAACAACACTGAACTGAAAAATAAACGGAGAGCCAATAAATCGCATGGAATGAATACCTGCATCAGTCCAGATTAGTATTTCTTGTCTTGTTTTTAACGCCCCAATAATGACAGAACCTGTACTGAGATTGACACCACCAGCCGTATTAATAGCTGTTGGAGTCCAATCAGCTGCTGATTCTGAATCGCTCCACCTGACATGAAGCGGATCAATTGTTGAAGAACCAATCGGGTTAGCCCCAAAACAAATAACGTGTTTATCCACATCGGACATCATTACCTGCAAAGCAATAGTAGGGGCATTAGAAGCACCTGAAACCGCAGATAGCGCAGTGGCTCTGGTCGAGGTTCCAGAACTTTCATCCCAATAATAAACACCGCCAGCGCGTACATTGAAAACCAAGTCATCTCCAAAAACATCCTGACTGTACAATCGTAACTGGCCTGCGGCAGATAAACTGCTGGCACTACCAAAGGTGCTGGCGCCCCATGTATCAGAACCCCAACCGACACCCTGAACATAATTAGTTAAACCAGTATTAATCTGATAAGCGCCAACTACGCTACTCCCACCATTACCGCTATCGGAGCTATTAGCAGTAACAGTATCGCCAGAGGTGTCCTTTGCTGTAATTGTATAAGAGTTAGTATTTACTACACTTGCAATCTGATATTCCTGATTTAATACATCAGCAATCACTACTCCACCTAAACTAGCTGCATCTGAAAAAGTAACAAAATCATTAACTACCGCGCCATGAGATGAGTCTGTTACTGTAATTGTCGATGAGCCATTGGTTGCTGCAAAGGTGACATCACCAGCACTCGTAGTGGCCCTTATAGGAGTTATGTCATGGAAAGAAGAACCTTCATTGACATAAAATTTAAGATGAGTTCCAGCGCCAATGTAAGCAATTCCGTCTACAACTACCCAATCCTCTAAAGATCGGCATACTCCCAGAAAGGAATTAGTGCTGTATTTTTCCCAGCCACCTATCTTTTCAGGTCTGCCCTTTCTGAATCGAACCTTGTCAGCGTCATACCAGCCAGCGTCAGCACTGTACTCTGTACCTTCTTTGTTAATGCCTGGCTGAAACTGTAACTTCGTTAAGGGCATTTTTACCTCATAAAACGTGGTCTACTAAAAGGAAGACTCGCTAAACCACCGGACATCAATGGATCAAATCGTTGGGATTGCATTTCCATCATTGCACGTTGAGGTTGCATAGACATTAACTGTGGTTGCACCTGTTGTACTGGCATTAATTCTGCTGGCATTAATTCTGCTGGCCTTGGATCTGCTGGACCCATCATTGACAGAAAATTATTTGGCTGTGCTGGCATTGGCAATGCTTCCGGTTGCGGATTTGCCATACCAGGAGCAACCATCTCATTAAATCCGGCTCCTATATCTGCATAGGATTGTTGTTGTGGAGCCTGTTCAAAACCACGAGCAACATATTGCGTTCGTGGAGCCTGTTCTAAACCAGGAGAGGCATAATTACCAGTCAATATATCCATGTTAGGGCGACCAACTGCATAATCATTTTGCTGAGGAAACTTTGCCTGCGCTAGTGGTGACGGTCCTCCAAAACCTCCTGGTGCTTGCATGTCTGCTAATGACATTCTGCTTCCGCCTTTGTTTGGATTCATTTGTGGCGATCCCATCGGCATACTAGGCATAGGGCCACCAAATCCGTTAAGAGGGCTATTTCGATATTGACCTGGCCCCTGTCCACCTAATCTTCCACCTCTACTCATGTCAATATTCTCCTGTTCTTATCATCTCTGTTAATGTTTTAGCTCTGTTTCCAACCTGTCCAGACCATCTGGAGTCCATAAACTGATCGGCTGCTTCGTTCCAATCCCCAGAAGCCATCCCTGCAAGGGCGTTCTTAAAGGCTCTTAGCCGTGTTTGCCCTAGATTAAAGCTAATATCAATCATTGCATCCTGCCGAACTCTATCAAGACCAGCAAACCAGTCATATTCAGAATCCAATTCTGCATAAACACGATCAATATCGTTCTGTAAAAGATAGTCTATCTCGTCCTCAGACAAGCCAATACCACCTTCAGGGTCTATATTTCGTCCAACCCCTACAGTGATTTTGGATGCACTGCATTCATAAGCATGGCTTTCCACGCCCTCATGCAACTTCAGCATTTCAATCAACTTTTCTCGCATTACTTTTCCTTTTCCACCCAAGCCTCATTTTCTTCTGTAGTAGGGTCATCAGCAACATAATGGCCTTTGCTGTTTCTAGCCCTAACGCGGTCTTCTTTAAGAAGACTTTTAATCTCCTCTACAACCTCTTTATTGGCCTCATGAGGAGAAAAAAAACTAATGATTTTTTTGAAAAAATTCATTTTTGCTTTGCCTTACCAATATTCAATGCCAGTAAATCAATCAGCTTATACAGCTTGCCAATCCAGACATCATCTTTGGGTGTAGGTGTTGAGGCTGCAATAAGACTTGCAACCGTAACAATCAGTGTAACTACAGTTATTATTTGAAAAATTATTTCCATATTTCCTCCTAATTGACAATATCTTGTCGTGCGACTGTATTTTCGTTAAAACGATCCATGTCCCATACATTCAAGTTAGCTGCAACTGTTCTTCTTTCGCCTGGCCCTTCAAAGGGATAGACCATGTGCTGAAGCCAACTTGGAAACATATAAAGTTTTCCTACCTGCGGTTGCAGAGAAGTAGATTGAGGTGGACATAAACGCTCCACATCCATCAAAGAATTTTTTCCATATTGAAAACATAAGTACCCATCGCAAGCTCCACTGGCGTTGTAAAGGTTATAATTCGGTGTACCTGCTGTTGGTTGATTTAGTATTTGCTGTGGAACCTTCGTCCACGTTGTTACCGAAATTCCCATTATCGTTTTGGTTCCATGATCGTGAATAGGGTTATAGTCCCTTTCAAAAGAATGAACCGACCAAAGCTCATCGACCTCAACTTTTCTGGTTCCAGACAGCATATTTCCAGTCTGTTGACCAAAATGTTTAAGATACTCAATTCCAAGACCACAGATCAGATCAGAAAATTCCTTTAACTCAGGAACTTCGTGATTCATCGTCAACTGTTGCCCATGCTTAATCTGTCCTACCAGAGTGCCTGCATGGGAACGACGCTCCTCGCTCTCAAGCAATTCATCAAGATACTGATTTAGATTAACCACCATCTCGCCTGGCAAGTCTGTCTCCAGCATAAATGCTGCTGGCAATGTCCAGATATTGACGTTGATATCCGACATTAACTAGGAATCGAATAGCTGGTATCAGGCACAGGATTTGCTGGTGGATTAGTGATTACGCTGTCTACCTGACTAGCGAATACCGCATCCCAATGGCTAGTCGGACAAAGCGCCTCAAGCTCGGATTTAGACCAGCTACCTTTAGCCTTCTTAGCAAAGACCGTAGTAGAATTACCTTCAGAATCAACATTTACATTATTTACACCTGTAGAAAACGTGCTGGTGTAATACGTTGCATCGCCTTCGCTATCGTTTTCATACTTCATTTCTAAGTCCCACTTTTCAACCTTGCTCGACTTAACGTGCGGCACGGCCTTAGTGAGTGTTTTCGTTACTGCCATATTAATCTCCTTGACATTTACATTTAGGTCGCGCTTTCAATTTCTCTACTTCCGCAGACAGTTCTTGTATGGCTCTAATTGCCATAGGCATCATATTTCCTTTTGCAACTTCTTGTGTTCCATCAGGGTCTTCTCTCCAGATGCCGTTAGCTTCCATTACATCTTCTGAATGCTTATCAACGGCGACTTTAATTTCTTGAGCAATAAAGCCATGTTTTCTAGTTCCGTATTCTGTCCCTCTGCAAGGAGAATCCGATCCTTCCTGGTATTGAGACATTTCTTCAGGTACATCTTTAGCTTTTTTCCAGTTGAAAACTACAGGTCTTAAATCGTTTATAAAATCTAACCCTGCTGTTGAATCTACAATATTTTCTTTCAATCTTTCATCAGAGGAAGCAGACCAACTTGTATCGCTTCCATCCAATGCTAAAGTAGCATTACCCGCAGCTACTCCTATTCTGACTGAGTTAGCTCCTGCTCCGTTTATATTGCTTCCTATAACTACTTCACCGTCTACATCAACTGCACTTGGGCCTAAGTTATAACCATAAGCGGTATTTAAGTCGCCACTCGTTAAGTTATCGTGGCAAGCAGCCCCCATCAGGGTATTTTGTTCTCCTGAGCTTACTGCGGCTCCGCAAAATTGACCTACTCCCGTATTGTTGGATGCTGTTTGATATTGTAAACACTTCTCTCCAAATGCTGTGTTGTTGTCTCCAGATACGTTTAGACTTAAAGCATCATCACCAAAACCACAATTATTACTTCCCGTTGTGTTTGCCGCTAGGGAACCGTTGCCAAACGTGCAGTTTTCACCGCCTGTTGTATTCGAGTCTAAAGCATTTACGCCAAAAGCGTTGTTCTCTGAGCCTGTGGTGTTGTTCAATAAAGCAAATTTTCCAACTGCTGTGTTATAGGATGCCGTATTAGCACTTAATGCAGCATAACCAATTGCAACGTTATCGGCTTGTGTTGTAACTGCATCAAGGGCTGCTTGTC